GTTTGGTAAACACATTAAAAACTCTGCTGAGAATGGATTCACGCCAAAGGTACTCGCTACTTTCATTGGTCGCAATATGTCAAATGAACAAAAAGCAGCCGAATACAAAAACTTTAAAGATTCTTTCACAGGCCCTCAAGCGGATAACTTCATTGTAAGCTGGGTTAAAAAAGAAGAGGACGCACCTAAGTTTACTCCGTTAGATATTGCTAACTTAGATAAAACTATAGACGTTCTATCAAGATTAAACGATGCAAAAATACTTACTGCTCATAACATTACTTCTCCTACTCTATTTGGTGTCATGGTTAGTGGTAAGCTGGGCGGTACAGGGAATGAACTTGTTACCGCATACCAAATTTTTAGAGCGACTGAAACACTACCTAACAGGGAAATAATCTTAGGCGGTATCAACAGAATACTTTCTACTACCGGATACGACAAGATGAACCTAAAGGTTCTTGAAGAGAACATCAACTTAGAAAGTATTAAGGGTGCTAACACAGAAGACATAAGCAATGGTTAACGTAATCTTCATTGATGACAACTATCTATACCAGAACTTCCCTCTGCCAAAGAGAATGGAACGTGCTGCTTTGTTGTCTATAATACAACTTGAACAATACACTTCACTACAAGACCTTTTAGGTACTTGTTTATATGAGCATATGGAGCAAGGTGTTCTTGACCAAACTCTAACTACGGAAGAGCAAGACTTGTTTAAGTTGATGAAGTACATCTTAGCTATGTATTCAGCAAAGGCTGCAATAACAATGCTACGCACACAAACCGCAAACACTAAGAACGAAGAGAGTGTCCAGGATCAGTTTGTTCTTGATACACTATTAACAAACATTGATAGTAAATCAGGTTACATTGCAAAACGTATTGCTGAATACGTCAAGGCTACTACCTCTATATATAGCATAGTAAGTGCAGAGTCTTGCACAGGAGACCTATGGAATGAGCAAGAGGTTTACAATAGCGCAGTATATTACCCATCAACAAAGCTGATAAACCCAGATTGTAATGCAGAATAAAAAGTTAATCAACGTATCACAAGCAGTAATAGGAAAGCAAGGAGTATACTCTATTGAGTTTCATGAAGATGACCACTATACACACGTTAAACGTGTAAACCCTGGTGGTAGCGAAACACTATTCCCTGTTGGCGGAAGTAGTGGTAGTTCTTCTAAAACTTATGAATATTGGGAGAACACAAACCTTGGAACTCAGTCAATCTTAGCGAATCAAAATACAGGTTTAGTTAATGATGGTTTAGGAGCAAACACATCGTCAGGCGCAGGTGTTTTGTATGATGGAAATTTGTTTGATTTCTCTTCACTACCTGTAGGATCTGTAGTTTCTATAACACTACAAACTTCTTTGCAACCAACCACTCAGCATTCTCACGACTTTACGATTTACTTTAATCACGAAACTGATAATGGGACTAAGCAATTTTCTTTTGTAACTGATGAGACAAGAACACAAGGAAGACCAATAACCCATACATTAACAATCCCTATTATTGATGAGGGAATGAAGAATGGCCCTGCAAGATTATCTATTACATCTACAGGTGATTTAACGGCTTACAACAACTTCCTCAGTATTTCTGTTTTATAGTGAACCATGGACAATAACGATATTAAACTATTTTTTTTAAACGCTGGTACACTTGCTATATCATTCTCTGCTGTAGAGAATCTACTTAAATTTGTGCTTTTAGTATTGTCTATTGCATACACCGCACAACGCATGACTAACCTGTATAAAAAAAATAAGGAGGACTAATCTTAGCCCCCCTTATTACACTTCCCTTTACAGGTACATTCTATTGGTGCATATTCGCACCACTCTACTTTCTTAGTCGGCCCCTTTTGTCCACGCTTCTTACTGCGAAGTAACCTCCTATCACTGTTACGCTCACCATTTCCCATAGTCCAATCCATCTTTCGCTTACATTACTAATACCAAACCCTTCAAAGAAAGTCATTGATATTAAAAATGTAACGACAGTTGCAAGTGTTAATGGTCTTACGTTCTTAGATAACCAAGAATCGGAATCCATATCGCTATCCCAACGCTTAGATATTTCTTGTTCAATAGCTTGACGAGCAGCTTCTTTCTCTTCAGGGTTCTGTACGAATCTATCTACCACATCCGCAACCGCTTCCACAGTTTCCTTCGCACCCCCTGTTAGAATTTTCTTTATAACATTTCCCATTATCCACTACAGCTTTCACATTCTGGATTATCAATGGAGCATTGAGCATTCTTGTTTTTCTCTGAATTTTCAAGTTCATTAATAAAGTCTGAGAAGTCATTGTCGTAGCCAAAATCTGTGTCGTTCATAATTTTTTTTTAGTATAACCAAGCAACGTCTTGAGGTAGATCAGGGTCGTTGTCTGCGTGAATAAATGTTTTAGCAATTCCGATTCTATTGAATCCTACTTCAATCAAGGCAGAAAGAATAATCATTCTGTGTCTTGAACTTTGAACGTGAACATCAAAAGCATATCCACGAGTATGAGCAGAGTTAGGTTTCCCACCTACCTTCTCATTGTGTTCTTCGGTTCTCACACCACTGTTGATTTTAAATGGGACACCGGCAATCTCTCTTGCCTTGTCAAGCATCATAAGAGTCTCCTCGTTCATCAACTCGCCTGATCCTGGCAAGTCCGGAGAGTCGAACTCTTCAATACTGAAATAATTTAATTCCATAGTTATTGTTTATTAGATTCATTTTCATCTTCATCTATTGGTTCATCCCAATACAAAAAGATTTGGTCGCTTTTATAATGTACATTACTCATTGATTAACTTCCGATAAGATAGTTCTGCAATAAAAGCTGTATAGATTGCATATAAAGGATTAACTTCCAAGTAAGCATACAAGAGTAGGCTACACCAAAACGAGAGGCACAGGACACAGTTAAATGGCTTAAACGGCAATAGTCTTTCCATCACCCAACCATAAGGTTCGAAGATAAATAGAAACGAGAACATTAGTCCTACCGAACTAACTAAAATCCAATCATTGTAAACTTCCATAATCATAATCTTTCACTTAGATAATCATCCTTAACATACTTAACAAGCTTACTTACCCTTACTCCATCCTTAACTATTATGATGTGGCCCTTTATCTTAGCACCATATATATCTTTCCAGTTCAAGGACTTCACCTTGTTCAACATCGTTGAGTAAATCATACCGATGATGAAACTTGCTGCACACTTATTCTCTTGGTAGTAATCCAAGAACTTATCGCATACACGCATAACGGATTCATCAACAAGTGCTTGTCTAAACTCGTTGTTTCCTCCTGTAACAAAAGCATAGTTTGATATTTCGTTTGCTCTATCAAGTATGAATCTACCAAGTTCGTTGGTGATTGCTCCTTGACTAACAGAACGTAATGCTTCTTGTTCTATTTCTAATTTATTGTACTTGATATTCTTCTTCAACTCGGTCCAATATATGGATTATCTGTGGTAAGTAATCCGATAACTCTGTTGGCTTAACGTCAAGTTCGAAAGCGAGACCCACCATTGTAACTGGTCTTCCATCACGGACAATGTTTGATATTGCTTGGTACATAGCGATAATGAAGTTCGCTTCTGCCTCCGTAATTTCTTCATAGTAATTTTCAATTCCCATAGGGTCTTATAGATTTACCCTTCATGGGGTCGAGTTCACTAATAAGGTCTATGTATTCATTTTCCTTTCTATAAGCCTGATCAACTTCTTCTTGTGTTGAATCTGTTCCTAAGTTACAGAATAGAATGGCCATTTCATAGAGGTATAAATCAATACGATTCTTTATTAATTTACAAGTTCTATAATTTTTAAGTGGGTTGTTATTCATCTTCTACAATTTTAAATCCGGTGCATTTGAGTTTAACCAAGTACGAGTTTTTTTCAAGAGACTTGTCATACTTGATTGTAACTTGGTCATAGTATTTCGGACTATCGTCCGGAACGATACCTTGACTAACGAGAGTATCTGCGAGAAATTTTGAAACAAGAATACCATTGTCGATATCAAGCCTACTGTTATAGCTAATAACCATGCGAAAGGCTTCGCAAGTGAACGCATCAATCTTAGATAGTTCTCCAATACATATTTCTTTATACTCATCTTTCTTCTTTTTTCTATAAGTCCAATGCTTACCTGCATAAATCATGTTTAGGCTTGGTGGCTTTGGAAGATTTAATTCTATTTCAACGTAGTCCACTGACAATTTTCTTTAGGCACAAGGTAGAACTCATCGAGTCCTTTTCTGTGTGACGTGTTTATTGTTTTCAACTGTCGGTACTCTTCTTTGTATATTTCTTCTGAGTGACAATAGAGGATTGCCTCTGTCTCCTTACATACAATAGCGTAATAAAATCCATTCTCGCTCCGAGTATGGTACTTCTTTTTTCTGCCCAAGAAAGAAACTGTATCAAACTTATAGTCATCAACTCCGTTAAACGGATAACCTGTTTTAACCTCGGCCTCATACCTATATTCCTTTCCGCCTTTATAAGCAAGTATGTCTACATCATAATCCTCAACTTCCTTATCAACAACCTCGAACCCATTCTCTCTAAGGTGTTGTGTTATACGAGCAATTCCCCATTCGTTGTTGTTCTTGTATTGTTCCGGAGAGAACTCACCTGCAGCATACTTTCTTTTACCCATGTTTTCTTTTTAATGCTACCTTCAATAGTATGAGGTAGCCGATTAAATCTTGGACAGTATCTTCTGTCTCGTCTGTGATACCACGCATCTTGATTCTCATAAGCTTGTCATCAATGCGACAACACAGGTTATCAACTGCATCACCACCAGCGAAGATTCCAGCAGGGTTAAGTGCTGAATCTCCATAGGCTTTATTCTTTAGAAGTAACAAGGTGGTTACAGCCTCGGACTCTTGTATTATTAAATCTTTTGTATCCATAGTTTAATATAAGTCTTTATCTAATAAGTCAACCTCAAGCTTGTAAACTTTTTGCACACCCTTGCCTTCGATAACCAACCGACCATTCGATGGGTTAAAGAATATGTACTGATCATCACACCCTGTGTAATCACTAACGTCAAACTTGTATTGATTGTCGTTAATGAATATGAACACATCAAGATTATCCGACTCAACTACATCTATCTTTGTAGCAGATGCTACATTAAACTTTAGGTATGCTCTTACTAAGTTAGCGAATGCTAACTTCCTATCCCTAATTAGACTGTGGATAGGCAAATTGTTTTTTTCCTTGGCTGTCGATTTCATAGTATCTGTTTCTCATTTTATCATAGTACAAAGTTACGCTTCCAAGCTTACCTACAATCTTTGGTTTAGCTTTTACTATTGTAATTTCTACTTGGTTGGGTTCGTAAGGAACTCCGTTACCATCCTCTAATCCATATGGGCATCGCCATACATTAACAACCATCATACCTTTACGACTCCACTGCATACCTCCGGCAATGTCATTCATCGTTGGCTTGTCAACATAAGGTACACCATTCTTGTACTTTGCTTGTTGGTGTTTAGTGTGTACTGTCACAATGGTGTGGTAGTTTTTCTCGGCACTATGCTTACGAACCTTGGTTAACACCTGGCCAATAGCAATGTCATCACGAACACCTGAAGATACATCTGTTCTAATCTCGGTGAATGGGTCAACCATACAACCATCAATCGTAATGAAGTTATCCGTTTCAATAGTTTCTACTGCCGTATAGAATCCTTCGATGCTAAGGTCTTGAAGACCACTGTCTATAATATAGAAGTGTTCATTAATAAACGATATAGCCTTCTCGGTTTCCTCATCCGTAGCCATTAGGTGGTCATTGATAAGGAAAGGTTTTCTTAGGTACACCCACATCAACTCGGCAAACACCTCAGTAGGTGAGCCTGTCTCCGGAGTATATACTGCCCACTTCCAATCGCTGTACTCAGCGAGGTTCATCATTAACTCAAATCCAAATTGTGATTTACCTTGATGCGCTCCGGCATATATGTAGGTAGTGCTACCCTTCTTCACCGAGTACTTGTCAAACAAGGATTCGAATCCTACCCAAGCACCTTTCTTAACTCCTTCTTTTCTTAGTGTTGTTAGAGAATCTCTCAAGTCCTCTGCTTTGTAAATAATGTTTCTCATTGCTCTTGCTTTTATTTAATTTGTTTTTCGTAATCACTCTCTTTATGTGCAAATGATTTGCTTATTTCCTTTCTATACAACTCCTCATATACATGGAAATCTTGAATCTTTTTACCTGTTAGATTTAGAGAACCCATAATTTTCATAATCATCTCTGGGTTTCTATTGATATCATCTATGCTCTTCATCCGTGTAGGGAAGTTCATAGTGCGGTAGTTATTTATATAACCATTTCCTCTTTTAACTTTGTATGCTACCTTGACTTCTACAAGGTAAATCATTTGTCCTTCTTCCTGATCCTTTATCTTTGCACTATTAGGATTGATATCGAAGTGGTCATCAAGTGGGCCTTTATCCATAAGCTATATGTCTTTTATTAATTGATGTTGTTCCATACAGTACACTTCATTGTAACCAAGAAACTTTAGTTTGTCTTTACTCTTCAATTCATTTGCGTGAGCAAAACCTTTGAACTCATATGTAGGTGACTCACCTATCATTAAAGCATAAAGTTCTACGTTATCTTTTTTCCAAGGAGCGGTTAGTAGTTTACCATTTTTATATGATGTGGTCTTAACGTCTACTCTTTTGGTTTTATATGTACAATCTCCATCGTCATTCAATTGAGTAACGACTTCAACTCTTAGGTCTGGATATATGTCAAACAGTT